CTTATTCACCTTATCGGTGCTTTTGCTAAATCTGGGACTAGCATTATTAGGCAGCTTGTTGATGCTGGTACTCTCTCCAATTTGCCTGGTGGTTTTAAAACTAGAGGACTTAGAGTTAAAGGCGATGATACGCCGATAGCCCCAGCTGAGTTTAGAGATGTTGATGTAACTAGCGGGACAATAAAAGATAACATTATGACGCTCCCATATAAGGAGCCAAGTCAGGTGTTGTACACACTGCTAGGTAACATTGTGGAAGAAGGACGTAGGTTCGCTTCCGCCGCTGACCTCAAACTCAGTGACATGTCAGGACAAGCTCCTGTGGGTACGACACTAGCCATATTAGAGCGCACGTTGAAAGTTATGAGTGCGGTACAGGCGCGGATACACTACGCCATGAAAGAGGAGTTTAAACTTCTCAAAGGCATTATCCGTGACTACACACCAGACGAGTATTCTTATGAGCCAGTAGAAGGGTCAGCCCGTGCAAAAGGTTCGGACTATGACAAGGTAGATGTTATTCCTGTGTCAGATCCTAATGCAGCGACAATGGCGCAGAAAGTTACGCAGTATCAAGCCGTGTTGCAGATGGCAGCGCAAGCTCCACAGCTATACAACCTACCGTACCTACATCGTCAGATGCTCGAAGTGTTAGGAATTAAAAATGCCCAGAAGCTGGTACCAATGGAAGATGACCAGGAACCGCGTGATCCGGTATCAGAAAACATGGATGTCCTTAGAGGGAAGCCTGTTAAAGCATTTATTTACCAAGATCACGAGTCCCATATTACGGTTCATATGTCAGCTATGGAAGACCCGAAACTAATGGCATTAGTACAACAAAGCCCTATGGCAAAACAAATGGGTGCAGCCTTAGCCGCACACATACAAGATCACTTAGCTTTTGAATATCGCAAACAGATTGAAGAAGCTGCGGGTGTTCCATACCCTGCACCAAACGCTGAAATGGATGAAAACACAGAAACAGAAATATCAAGGCTAGCTGCGGCTGCGGCTAAACAAGTTCTCAATAAGAACAAAGCAGAAGCAGCGCAACAGCAAGCACAACAAGCGGCACAAGATCCAATCGTTCAGATGCAACAACAAGAGTTGCAGATCAAACAACAAGAAGCTCAAACGAAACAACAGAAAGTCGTTCTGGATGCGGCAGAAAAAACGGATCGTTTGGAAATCGAAAAAGAACGTATTGCGGCTCAAGAACGTATCGCGGGACTACAAGTTGGAGCAAAGATAGCTACAGATGAAGCGAATCTAACTGCTAGACAACAAGAAGAAAAGATACGTATGGGTATTGATATAGCAAGAGAAATATCACAAGAAGATCGAGCGATGCGACAGAATCAGCAACAACCAAGAAAGGAAGATGAGTGAGCCAAGCTAACGACATCCTAAGCTACCTTGCTACTAGGGTAGATGGAGAATTAGCGAACATAGAGCAGGACTTAGCAGTAGGGCACGCTAAAGACTACGCGGAATACAAACACACATGCGGAATCTATAGAGGGTTACTACTGGCAAAAAACATAATAACCGAAACATCAGAAAGGATGGAAACTGACAATGAGTGAACTTCTTATCGGCACGAACCCCGATAATCCAGAAGAAGCAACGGTACTACCTGATACTGCTGAGCGTAAAGCTAAGCAACTACCAGAACCCTCTGGTTATCGCATTTTGTGCGCAATTCCCGACAAAGAACAAGAGTATGAAAGTGGCCTCGCTAAAGCAGACATTACTATGACTAACGAGGATTTACTGACTACTGTTTTATTTATCATGAAGATGGGGCCGGATTGTTATAAAGACAAAGACCGTTTTCCAAGTGGGTCTTGGTGTAAAGAAGGGGATTTTGTCCTTGTTCGACCACACGCAGGTACTCGCTTAAAAATTCATAATAAAGAATTTCGGATCATTAACGACGATAGTGTTGAGGGGGTTGTAGAAGATCCTCGTGGCATATCGCGTAGTTAGGAGAGGGTTATGGCAGAAGCTGAGAAAAAAGAAATAGACCAGGAAGAGGTAGACTTTGAAATAGAAGGTGAAGAGCAAGAAGTAGAACTCAAAGTTGAAGATGATACTCCTGAAGCAGACCGTAATAGGTCTCCAATGCCTAAAGAAATAGTTGAAGACTTAGAGAAAGATGAGTTAGACACTTATTCGGATGGGGTAAAAGAACGTTTTAAACAGATGAAAAAGGTGTGGCATGACGAACGTCGCGCTAAAGAATCTGCTCAACGAGAGCATCAACAAGCCATAGAAATGGCTAAAAAAGCTTTAGCAGAAAATAAAAAACTGCAAGAAGAAGCTAAAAAAGGCCGTGAAGCGTATATAGATACTGCTAAAAAATCTGTTGAATACGAAACTGAAATGGCTAAACGAGCCTATAAAGATGCGTATGAATCAGGTGATACGGACTCTATTGTTGATGCTCAAACTAAACTTTCTGATGCTAACTTTAAAAGACAACAAATTGAGAGCTATCGACCTCCTAGACAAGAGGAAGAAAATAGTGTAAATAGTAACTCAACTGAATCCTTACAAACGGGGTTTAAACTTTCACCTGTAGATCAAGAGTGGTTAAATAACAACACTTGGTTTAATACAGATGCGGCTTTAAGTGGTTTTGCAATGGGTGTCGATCAAGAAATCGAAGCTCGTATGGGGAGCAACTTTCAAGCGTATCGAGGGACAAAAGAGTATTACAAGGAAATCGACAAAACGATGGCCGAAACTTTCCCAGAAAAATTTGGGGAAGCTAATTCTACGGACGGGGGCGGCAAGCCTGTTCGTGCAGAAAACAAACCCGCCACAGTGGTTGCACCAGCATCCCGAAGTACATCTTCCAAACGGATCGTACTAAAGCAGTCACAGGTAGCGCTAGCTAAAAAACTTGGCTTGACACCTGAACAATACGCTAAAGAACTTAGGAGATTGGAGAACCAAAATGGCTAATAATAGTAAAGATACTAGACTTGCACGCGAATTAGAATCACGCGATACACAGGAACGACCAAAACAATGGGTACGACCTGAAGTACTTCCAGAACCAAACCGAAAACCTGGGTTTACGTACCGCTGGGTTCGGGTTGCGATGTTAGGCCAACAAGACCCACGTAATGTCTCGTCCAAAATGCGAGAAGGCTGGGAACCTGTTCTGGCTAGCGAACAACCACATTTACAAATGCTTGTCGATCCCAATAGTCGTTTCAAAGACAATATTGAGGTCGCGGGTTTGTTGCTTTGCACGATGCCTGACGAGATGGTTGAGCAACGTAAAGAATACTTTATGAAGCAAAACGAGTCTCAAATGGAATCTGTAGACAACAATTTCATGAGAGAGAATGATCAACGAATGCCTTTATTTAAAGAAAAGCGTTCTACTACGTCATTCGGTAAAGGTAAATAATTTTTTTTAGAGAGGTTATAACATGGCTACTGTAGCTGCCCCTTATGGGCTTCGGCCTATTAATCGGGTTGATGGCATGCCTTACGCTGGTGCAACAGATACTTTTCTGATTGATCCAGCTGGTGAAGCCACCAACATTTTTTATGGACAAGTCGTTATCATTGGCGCTGACGGGTATATCGCCCTATCAACCGCTACTGGTGCTGACATTACTAGTAACAACCTTGGCGGTTCTGGCGTAGGTGCTATTGGTGTGTTTGTTGGTTGCGAGTATATTAATGCTCAAGGTCAAGTACTCAACGCTCAATACTACCCATCAGGTACTGCTAATGGTGGAGAAATTAAAGCTAAAGTGATTACTGATCCATCTGTAGCTTTCCAAGCTCAATTAGATGGTTCTGGTGCACAAACAGTTTTGGGTAATAATACATTCTTCGCTGCTGCACAGAGTACATCTACTGGTAGTACTGCTACTGGTAACTCTACAAGTGCTTTGGATGCTACTGTCCAAACAGCCGCCGCTGCCTTCCGCATCGTAGATTTTGTTTCCGAACCTGGAGACGCATTTACAGATGTGTTGGTAAAGTTTAACCCCAGCGCTCATTCATATTTGAATAACGTTGGATTATAAGGAGATATGTAAATGGCTATTTCACGCGCCCAACTACTGAAAGAACTCCTTCCCGGTCTTAACGCCCTTTTTGGCATGGAATATGCACGATACGGCGAAGAGCATAAGGAGATTTTTGAAACTGAAACTTCTGAGCGTTCATTTGAAGAAGAGACAAAGCTATCCGGCTTCGCGGCAGCACCTGTGAAGGACGAGGGTAACTCTATCGCTTACGATAATGCACAAGAGGCTTGGACTGCTCGCTATAATCACGAAACCATTTCGCTTGGTTTTTCTCTTACTGAGGAAGCCATCGAGGATAACTTGTATGACTCATTGTCATCTCGTTACACCAAAGCGTTGGCTCGTGCTATGGCATTCACTAAGCAGACCAAAGCAGCAGGAGTTCTTAACAGCGGCTTTACTGCTGGCGTAAACGGTGGAGACGGAGTTCCTCTATTCTCTACTGCACACCCGCTAGTAAGTGGCGGCACAAACAGTAACACCCCAGCTGTCCAAGCTGACCTTAATGAGACTTCTCTAGAGGCAGCTGTGATTCAAATCGCTGCATGGACAGACGAGCGTGGCCTACTAATTGCTGCTAAGCCCCGTAAACTCATTGTTCCACCAAACCTAATGTTCGTTGCTACCAGACTCCTAGAGACTGAAGGGCGACCAGGCACGGCAGACAATGATATCAATGCACTTGCAAACAACGGTTCTATCCCAGAGGGTTACACAGTTAACCATTTCTTGACAGATACCGATGCTTGGTTCCTTTCAACTGACGTACCTAATGGTATGAAGCACTTCGTTCGTTCGCCTATGGCTAACTCTATGGACGGGGACTTTGACACAGGTAATGTCCGTTATAAGGCTCGTGAACGTTATTCATTCGGGTGGTCTGATCCACTTGGTATGTTTGGTTCCGAAGGCGCATAACAAAGCAACAAGGGAAGGGGGGTTACAAGCCCCCCTTTTTTAATCTATACTGTACGTACTAGGATACATATAACTTATATCGACTGACCTAGCAGACTTAATAGAGACGATATAAGGAGTGCTATTACACGAAAGGATTTAAAATGGCTACTACTACTTTTTCCGGCCCATTAAGAGTCGGTGACGCGCAAAGAACACAAGATCCACAAGTTGCTGGTGCAGTTTCTTTAGTCGCAACTGCTTTTATGGCAGACCCAACAGCAGCTACAACTACAGAACTTCGTAGAGGCTCAGCTGCAACAGGCAATTCTGCTCTTTCAGTTATTCTTCCTAAGAACGCTATCGTTACTTACATTGAAGTAGAAGCGGACGCTACAGGCGGTACAAACCCTACGTTTGACCTTGGTTGGATAGAAGTTAAAACCGACACACCTGCTTCAGACCCTGATGGACTAATTGATGACGGCGATGCTGACGCAGGCCATACAGTTTTCAACTTTGCTACAGCAACTGTAGGCAATGACTTTGGCTTTGTTATGAGTTCTGACTACCCAGTAAAAATTACTGGTGGTGTAGGTGCTTCTGCTGCAACTGGCGGAAATATCACCATGCGTGTTCATTACCATGTATACGATACTACTTTCGGAACAGACGGTAGCGGCTCTTAATTAGGAGATAGCTCATGCAATATGATGTAAAGTCAACACACTTAACTGCTACTGGTGTTGCGTATGCCGCTAGAACCCGTATAAAAACTGTGTACTACACAGTTAAAACAGTGCCTGCAGATGCAAGTACTATTGTCGATATGAGGTTTTTTGACAATGCAGGAGCAGCTTCTGGTACTGAGGTTCTTAGGCTATCTAATAGTGTGGTAGGTCAAAATATTGTAGATGTTCCAGGTGAAGGCATTGTATGCGAAAACGGAATATCTATTAATATTGGCACTGCTGAGTCTGTAACACTATTTTTTGGGTAACTACTGTGGGAAATTTTGACCTACCCAAGGCGCTGGCTAGTTTAGTTCCAGTTTTGCTAGCGGCTATGTGGTGGGTCATTAGTTCTGTTGGAGAAATCCAATCTAATATACAGTTAATTCGCGCTAACCAAATGCAACTTATAAGTCCGTCTGGGGTAATAGTTCCTAGTCCAGGCAACGCGTTTGCACGGCAAGAACTCAAAGAAGAAATTCTAGAGCATATTCATGATCTTCAAGTTCGTGTCCATTTACTCGAAAGAAGTGACTAATGCGTAGAAAACTTAATAAAAAATCTATGGCTTGTAACAAGCCTAGAAGCACTCCAGGACATCCAAAGAAATCACACGCGGTAAAAGCTTGTGAGGGTGGTAAGGAAAAAATTATTCGATTTGGTCAGAAAGGCGCTAGTACAGCGGGAAAACCTAAAGCTGGTGAATCTGCACGTATGAAGGCTAAGCGCAAATCGTTTAAGGCTAGACACGGAAAGAACATAAAGAAGGGCAAGATGTCAGCCGCTTATTGGGCGGATAAAGTAAAGTGGTAATGTAATGATTGCCCCCAAAGGTGTAACCAAAAGGGGCAAAAGATGGTATAAGAAGTGTAGGTATTGTGGTGTTGAACAATCTTATTTACGTAGGAATTATGCAATACATTCATTTTTACTTAACAAACGATGTAGGGCTTGCCAATCATTAGTAAATAACACAAAACCGCATTACACTTATAACCAACTTAAACTTTCTTGGTTTTATACGTTTCAAAGAGGTGCAGAGGCAAGAGGAATTAAGTGGGACATAGAGGTAGAAGAAGTTTGGAAGTTGTACGAAGAGCAAGACAAAGTTTGTAAATTATCGGGATTACCGATAGGTTGGGCAGACATAGGACGAAACCATACTGCCTCGATAGATAGAATAGATAGCAACAAAGGATACGTTTTGAGTAATATTCAACTAGTTCATAAAGATGTCAATGTTATGAAAAGTAAATACGATCAAAATTATTTTATTTCTACATGCCGCTTAGTGGCTAAACGCAACGAGGATTAATATGTCTGCTGACAGAATATACCGAAGAGATAAAGAAACACGAAAAACAAAAGCAAAAATTAGAGCCGAGTCAAAAGCTGGGATGTATGACGGCCCTGGGCTAGGACAAGCCAAAGGTCGCGAAATGGCTAA